GTATTAAATTGTCACCTGGCAAAGCATATGTTAGGGGATATGATATTGAAAAAATTTCTACTACTATTTTAGATGTTTCAAAACCTAGAGAAACTCAAAATGTCGGAAATGTAAGTATCCCATTTGAGATGGGAAATTTACTGAGAATTAATAATATAACAGGATCTCCAAAACAAAATGAATCATTAGAATTGCATGGGATCAGAAGAAGTGCATCAGGAAATCCAAGTTCTGTATCAAAAATTGGAGATGCTAGAGTTTATAATTTTAGACTAACCGATGCTGCTTATTCTTCATCATCTACAAATTGGGACTTATATCTTTACGATATTCAAACATATACGACATTAACTTTAAATCAGGGATTATCAAATTCCCAATTACCATCCACTTCATTTATTAAAGGAAAAAGTAGTGGTGCAAGTGGATTTGCAGTTTCTGCTGGAGATGGTACAACTACAATTAATTTAAGACAAACCTCCGGATCTTTTATAACGGGTGAACAAATAATCATTAATGGTCTAGAATTGTATCCTAGATCAATTGCTAACATTACAGTATATGATAGTAGTGATATTAAACAGGTCTATCAATCTACTACAGTATCTGGATTTAGTACCGCATTTATGGGGGATTCTGTTTTAACCAAACAATTACCTATTGGATTTAATGCTGCCGATACAGTTAATATTAGTGCAGGCGGAGTTGTAACCTCTCCAGGAAAATTTTTCAATTCAGTTAAACCTGGAAATATAATTAGGTATCAAACATCAACTGGATCTTCAGAAAACTTCAATAGAGTAACTAGTATCAGTTTAACTGGTGACTCTATGACAGTTGTTGCCGTTCCATCTGTCAGTGGAGTCTGCAATGGTACTGTTGGAATTTCTACAAATGTATCATTTAGTATTGGATCTCCCTCAATTAGAAATATTGAAAGGGGATTTTTATATGCAGAGGTTCCCAATGCTAATTTATCTTCAATAGATTTAAATGATTCTATTCTAACCTTTAGTGCCCAATCAACTACTGCCAAATCGTCCAGTAGTCCAATTGTATTATCTGTCTCTGATTTTTCACTTCCAACAGGATTAACAACTGCTTTATTCCAAGCATTTGATGAAGAGCGTTATTCTGTACATTATACTGACGGAACTACACAATCATTAACATCAGATCAATTCTCATTATCCAACAATCAAATTACTCTATCAAATCTTACCTCAGGAAAAACAACATCCTCAATTAATGCAACTTTCATTAAAAATGGAGTACAAAGTAAAGAAAAGCAATATAATAGAAGTCAAACAATAAATGTAATCTATTCAAAATATTTGGAATCTGGAACTGGAATTAGTACTTCTATTAATGATGGTCTCGAATATAATCCATATTATGGTTTGAGAGTACAAGATCAAGAGGTTTCTCTTAATTATCCAGATGTTTCAAAAGTTTTAGCAGTTTATGAATCTTTAAATACATCAAACCCCTCATTAGATACTTTATCATTTAGTAGCGTTTTGAATATTGGCGGAAATGCAATTATTGGAGAAAATATAACAGGTTCTGAAAGTGGTAGTATAGCCAGAGTTGTAACAAAATCTACAAATAGTGTAGGGATAATCTTTTTAAATTCAAATAGATTTTTAAATAATGAGCGTGTTACATTTGAAGAATCTAATATAATTGGACAAATAGATTTTATCACTTTAGGAAGTTACAATGATATAACAAATAGATTTAAATTGGATAAGGGACAGAAAGAACAATATTATGATTACTCTAGAATTGTAAGAAATGAAGGAGAGACTGAACCTTCTAGAAAACTTCTAGTGGTTTTTGATTATTTTAGTGTTCCATCTACTGACAATGGTGATGTATTTACTGTATTGAGTTACAATAAAGAACAATTTTCAAATGATGTACCATTAATTGGATCTAAAAATTTAAGAGCCTCAGATACTCTTGATTTTAGACCTAGAGTATCTGTATTTACTGCATCCAATTCTTCTCCATTTGATTTTTCAAATAGAAACTTCAGTTCTTCTATTAAATTAAATTTAACTCCAGATGAAAGCACAATTATTGGGTATGATTATTATATTGGAAGGATAGATAAAATTTATCTTGATAAGAGCGGAGAATTTGTCTATATTCAAGGTACATCATCATCAAACCCAAAATCTCCTATTAAAATTGATGATGTGATGGAGATTGCAACAATCAATTTGCCACCTTACTTGTATAGTCCAAATAATGCAACATTATCTCTGATTGATAATAGAAGATACACAATGAGAGATATTGGTCTCATTGAAAATAGAGTTAAGAATCTCGAAAGGATAACTTCATTATCACTCTTAGAATTGAGCACTCAAACTTTACAAGTGCAAGATTCGCAAGGATTCAGTAGATTTAAAACTGGATTTTTTGTGGATGATTTTAAAGATTATGGGAGAATAAATTTAAATCTTTCCCTTCTTGAGATAGATTCTCAATTGCAAGAAATGAGACCTATTATCTCTAGAAATAGTCTTAAAAATTATCTTGCCCCTGCACTTAATACTACAGATGAAGAAGTTGATCTTTCAACTAATTATACATTGATAGATTCCAATGTACAAAAAACAGGAAATACTGTTACTCTTAAGTATGATTCTGAAAAATGGATTGAACAACCTTTGGCAACTCAGGTAGAAAATGTTAATCCATTCCATGTAATTTCTTACAAAGGATCTATAAAATTATCACCAGACAGAGATAATTGGGTAAGAACTATACAATTGCCAAATAAAACTATATCTGTTACTGATTTTGTTCTGGTTGAAAGAGATAATACTGTTTTAGGAGATAGAACGGTCACAGTTGATAATGGAGCTGAAGCAAGTAGAACTGAACTTTCAACCGAATTTTCTCAAACTGTAACAGAAACTAGTAGTTCTTCTGCCAGAAGCACAAGTTCTACAAGACTAGTAGAGTCTCGTGCAGAAGAATACATGAGATCTAGAAATACTGAATTTTCAATTACTAGTCTGAAACCATACACTAGATATTATCAATTTTTGGATGGAAACGGATCTGTAGATTTTATACCAAAACTTATTGAAATTGCAAATAGCGAATCATTAGAAAACTATGGTTCTTCTGGAGCATTTACAATTGGAGAAACTATAATTGGATATGATAGTCAAAGTAACAAAGTAATAACCTTTAGAGTGGCAATGCCATCTCACAAAATAGGATCTTATAATGCACCAACTACTAAGTTTACAACAAATCCATATTTTAGATCAGAGTCAATACCAGATGCATATAGTGCCTCATCAAAGATTTTAAACGTTGATACTTATTCAATATCAGAAGAAGCACAAGGTCTTTATTCTGGGTATTTGGTAAAGGGAGCAAAACTTGTAGGACAAACAAGTGGTGCTATAGCATATGTAAAAGATCTCAGGTTAATATCTGACAATTATGGAGATTTAATAGGTTCCTTCTTCATTAGAGATCCCAATACATCTCCACCACCAAATGTAAGAATTAATACGGGAACCAAGACATTCAAAGTTTCATCGAGTTCAACAAATGATACTGCAGTTTCGGGAAGCACTACCGTTTCTGCTGCTGAGACGAATTATATCTCAGATGGTACTTTAGAATTATATGAAACTACAATTACAGATACAACAACTGTAACCAATACTAGACTAACAACTACAAATATAACTAGAGTAACAACAAACTTTGAGCAAACACAGTTTCCTCAACAGGATAGAGGGGGAGGAAAGGACCCTCTTGCACAAACATTTACAGTTGATCAAGACGGTGGTTTTCTAACTGAAGTTGATTTATATTTTTATAAGAAGGATAGTGGAAATAATCCATTAACAGTTGAAATAAGAACTGTTGCATTAGGAACTCCAACAACAGTAGTGGTTGGAAATTCTGCCACTCTTAGACCAGATCAAATTCAAACTTCAGATGATGCTTCTATTGCAACAAAAGTTAAATTTGACTATCCAATTTACTTATCTCCAGGTTTAGAGTATGCTCTTGTGCTTTTAGCACCGGAAAGTACTGAGTATGAAGTTTTTATTGGAGAAATGGGCAAAAAAACAATTCAGTCTAAAAATCTTCCAGATTCTGAGGCAGTTTTATACACTCAACAATTTGCAATGGGAAGTCTATTCAAATCACAAAATGGATCTGTTTGGACTGCTGATCAATATCAGGACATGAAATTTACTTTATATAGAGCAAATTTTGTTACTGACACTCCATCTACTGCATATTTTTACAACCCAACATTAAATGAAAGTAATGGTTACGTTAAAAACCTACAAAATAATCCACTTACCGTTTTCCCAAGAAAATTAAGCATTGGAATTACGACAGTAACAAATTCTAATATGATTGGTATTTTAACCACTGGTAGAAAAATTAGCGAATCTACTAAAACTTATAATTATGGATATATTGTAGGCACTGGTTGTGCAGCTTCTTCGGTTGGTATTACAACATCAGGATCAAATTATGTAACAGATACCAATGTCTCAACTTACAATATTATTGGAAATGGTTCAGGTCTTACCTTGAATATAACTGCAACTTCAGGATCGATTACTTCTGTTTCTATCGTAAATTCTGGTAAAGGTTATGCAGTTGGGGATGTTGTTGGCATTGTAACTTCTTCAGTTTCAAGCAATAGTGGAAGAAATGCTAGAATTACAATTACCGGAAATAATAACGGAATTGATACTCTATACCTAAACAATGTTCAGGGAGATTCATTCACTTCAGATGGAACTGCAAATCTTGTTTATTTTGATTCATCAAATAATTCTGTTTCTCTAGCAACAACATATATCACTTCATCTACTCCAGTTGGATCAATTTATAATGGAAATTATATTAAAGTAAATCATTTCAATCATGGAATGTATGCTGCAAATAACAAAGTTTTAATTAGTGGTGTTTCCCCTAACACAGAACCAACAACTTTATCACAATCAATAACAGCATCCTCCACATCAATTTCGGTTGCAAGTACTTCAAATTTTGCAACATTCGAAGGCAAACTTGTAAATGGAACTAATCCAGGATATGCAATTATAGAAAATGAAATTATTAAATATGAAACTATTGGTTCCGGAACGTTAGAGACCATATCACGAGGACAGTATTCGACACTTGCTATACCACATTCAACTAATATTCCAATATATAAGTACGAATTTAATGGTATGTCTCTTGGAAGAATTAATACGACTCATGATATCAGTGACACTGGATTAGACATTGATAATTATTATATTGAAATTGATAGAACTTCTAATGGATTAAATAGAAATGTAGATAATACTCCTGCAGGGTATCCACAATTATCATTCTCTTCAGAACTTACTTCTGGAGGATCTCAAGTTTTTGCCTCTGAAAATATTCAATATGATGCATTAATTCCATTCTATGATGCTGCAACTCCAACTTCAGCAACTTCACTGTCTGCAAAAATTAGATCAGTTAGTGGAACTAGTATCGGGGGTAATGAAATTTCATTCCAAGATTTGGGATATGAAGAAATTCAATTGAATTCTTTAAATACCCTTCCCTCGTCAAGAATAGTTGCATCAAAAGTAAATGAAGATACATTTTTAACCGCTTTACCTAGAAATAAATCATTCACTACAGCGATTACTTTACTGTCTAGCAATAAATATGTATCCCCCCAAATATTCTTAGATACATCATTTACAGATTTTCATAGCAACAGAATTAATTCACCAATATCAAATTATCAACAAGATGGTAGAGTAAATTCAATTCTTGACGATCCACATTCTGCGATTTATGTTTCAAATACTATAACATTAGCACAACCAGCAACTTCACTAAAAGTAATTCTTTCTGCATATAGACATTTTTCTGCAGATTTTAGAGTTCTTTATAGTCTAATAAGACCAGATTCTAGTGAAGTTGATCAATCATTTGAACTATTCCCAGGTTATGATAATTTGACTGTTGATAATAATAATGATGGATATCCCGATGTTATAGACCCTGCTAATAATAGTGGATTGCCGGATACTTTCGTGCCAGCAAGCGGTAGAAATCAATTTTTAGAATATGAATTTTCTGCCAATAATCTGACACAATTTAGTGGATTTACAATTAAAATTGTTATGTCTTCTACAAATCAAGCATATCCACCTAGATTTAAAGATTTAAGAACCATTGCAATTAGATGATGATACCAGTAAAGGGACACCCAAATTTATATAGAGATGAAAATTCTGGAGCAATCATAAATTGTGACAGTAACTCATATAATCAATATGTAAATAGTTTGAATAATCGAGAGGTACAAAAAAACGAATTAAATAAAATTAAACAAGACATAGATGAAATTAAATCTTTATTAAAGGAGATAATCAATGGATCCAAATGAAATCACTCTCGATACTATCGATAAATTATTCGAATATGAAAAACATTCAAGATTTATTGATGAAATGGACTTCAATCAACTCAAAAACTTTTCAAAATTATATTGTAAATTGTATTTAAAGCAACAAGAGGTTATAAAATCTTTAGGAGCACTTTGAAATATAAATAAGAAGTAGAGCTTAAAAAAATAGATGGCTGCAGTATACGTAAATAATCTAGTCGTAAATTCTGGAGCCGACTTTAGCCAATCTTTTACTTTAGAAGGCACCGATACAAATTCTGCATTTGATTTGACTGGTTATACAGTCGAATCTCAAATGAGGAAATGGGCAGGTAGTTCTAATGCAGTGTCTTTTACTACAGCAGTTGAAATACCATCAACTGCAGGAAAAATTTTGATTAAATTAACTGCTGCTCAAACAACTATTATCAAACCTGGTAGATATGTATATGATGTTGTCATCATAGATGAATTTGGAGTTAAAAACCGAGTTATTGAGGGAATGGTTCTTGTAACAGAAGGAGTTACTCGATAATGTCAGATATTAAAGTCAGAGTTGGGCAACAAAATGCAGTAAAAATTGTTTCTAGTATTTCTGGCTCTGCTGGCGGTAAAGCAGTAACTGCAGAAAATGTAATTGGTGGCATCGGATCTATAAGAGAATTGTATGTAAGTGGCATATCAACTTTTGTAGGTGTATCGACATTTAAAAGTGACGTTTATATTGACGGCGATTTAATAGTTGGTGATGATCTAAAATTTGATGAGTTTACGGCGAGAAATGGTAATATTACTGGAATTACAACATTATTCAATTTAAATGTAACTGGGGTATCGACATTCGTAGGGATATCGACATTTAAAAATGATGTTTATGTTGATGGTGATTTATATGTAAGCGATGATTTAAAATTTGATGAATTTACTGCAAGAAACGGAAATATTACAGGAATTTTAACTCTGGGTGGTAGTATTTACTATACTGCACCACATCCAAATTATGGAGTACTATTTTTTGGTCCGGGTGGTCTTATTTCTGCTACAAATTCTCCCGGAGTTGGTAATACTAGTGTGACTAATTATGTATTAACAACAAATGATAATAATGTTCCAATTTGGTCAAGTGTAATAGATGGAGGTATCTACTAATGGCAAAACCAGCAACTAGACAACAATTAATAGATTATTGCTTGAGAAGATTGGGAGCTCCTGTTTTAGAAATTAATGTAGATGATGATCAAATAGATGATTTAGTCGATGATGCCTTACAGTATTTTCAAGAGAGGCATTTTGATGGTGTTGAAAGAATGTATCTTAAGTACAAGATAACAGATCAAGATTTAAGTAGGGGGCAAGCAGATCCTAGTGTAGGTGCTGGTATTGTTACTACAACAGGGACAGCAAATATTAGTGGTATTGGAACTACTGCCTTTAGTTTTTATGAAAACTCAAATTTCATACAAGTTCCAGACTCTGTAATCGGAATTGAAAAAGTTTTCAAATTTGATACTAGTACCATTTCTGCTGGAATGTGGAGTATCAAATATCAATTATTTTTAAATGATTTATATTATTTTAATTCTGTCGAACTTCTACAATATGCAATGGTTAAGAGTTACTTAGAAGACATTGACTTTTTACTTACTCCAGATAAACAAATACGTTACAATAAAAGGCAAAATAGATTATATTTAGATATAGATTGGACTGCAAAGGCAAAGGATAGTTATATTATAATTGATTGTTACAGAATTTTAGACCCCAATGAGTTTACCAAAGTTTATAATGATAGCTTTTTAAAAATGTATCTAACTTCTTTAATAAAGAAGCAGTGGGGTCAAAATTTAATTAAATTTAGAGGAGTTAAACTTCCTGGCGGAATTGAACTAAACGGTAGAGAAATATATGAAGATGCTATAAAAGAGTTGGCAGATATACAGCAAAGAATGACTATAGATTATGAACTTCCACCTTACGATTTTATTGGATAATAATGGCACTCAATCCTTTCTTTTTACAAGGTTCTCCAGGAGAACAACGACTTGTACAAGACTTAATCAATGAACAATTGAAAATTTATGGAGTTGATGTAATTTACATTCCTAGAAAGTTTGTAAGAAAACAAACTATTATTAGAGAAATTCAATCCTCCAAATTTGATGATAACTATGCAATTGAAGCATATATTAATAACTATGATGGATATAGTGGTCAGGGAGATATTCTTTCGAAATTTGGTGTCAATTTAAAAGATGAATTAAGTCTAGTAATCTCAAAAGAAAGGTTTGAAGATTTTATATCTCCATTTTTAGAGGTATCTGATAGTGATGAAATCGTTCTTGCATCTAGACCAAGAGAAGGTGATTTGGTCTATTTTCCTTTAGGTCAAAGATTATT